AGGCCCAGAGGACGTTGCTGCAGCAGAGCAAGCTACGCAGTATATTCACTATGCATTCACCAAGAATGACGGGTATCGCGTACTAAACGATGCGATCCACGATGCGCTGATTAAGAAAACAGGCATCGTTAAAGCGTATTACGAGAACAGCTACAAAGCTGAGATATTCACGTATGACAACCTGACAGACGAAGAATACACCTTGCTGGCCTCAGACGATGATGTGGAAATCCTTGAGCATGGCATGGAAATGTCTATGAGCATGGATGAGTTTGGCATGGAGGTAGCCTCGCCAATCCATTCGCTGAAGATCAGCAGACAAATACCTAACGGGCAGCTACGCCTAGAAAGCGTACCACCTGAAGAGTTCTTCATTAACTCACAAGCGCGCAACATAGATGATGCGTATATCGTAGCGCACCGCACAGAGATGCGCGTTGGTGAGCTTGTAGAGATGGGTTATGACTTTGAGGACGTATATAAGCTAGATGGCTTATACGGCGCATCAGACATCTCTGAGGCTGAAACCATAGAGCGTCAGGGCTACTCTCAAGATGACTATGAGGATCAAGAGGGCGATCCTGCGATGCGCTCTGTGGCAGTCACAGAAGCCTACATGAAGATTGACGTGGATGGCACAGGTGTACCCGTTCTGCACCGCTTCATTTGCGGCGGCACAAGCTATCAACTGCTAGACATGGAGCCTTGGGATGAGGTGCCATTTGCAGTATTTGAGGTTGATCCAGAGCCACACACATTCTACGGACGTTCTCTTGCGGAAATCATTATTGATGACCAAGACGCAGCAACAGCTATCCTACGCGGCGTACTTGATAACGTAGCCATGACGAACAACCCTCGCATTGGTATTGTTGATGGTGCGGTTAATATAGACGATGTGCTGAACAACGAGATCGGCGCAATCGTGCGTATGCGTCAGGCTGGCGCTGTGCAGGAGCTTAGCGTTCCATTTACTGCAGGCCAGACGCTAGGCGCGCTTACCTACATGGATCAGGTTGTAGAGAACAAAACTGGCGTATCTCGCGCGTCAATGGGACTAGACCCAGACGCGATGCAGTCCACCACAAAGGCTGCAGTACAAGCTACAATCCAATCACAGGCTGGTCAGATTGAGGTGATGGTGCGCAACCTTGCAGACGGTATGAAGCGTCTATTCGGCATCATGCTACGCGCAGCAATCAAAAACACAGACGAAGAGCAGCTTGTGAAAATGGGTGGGCAATTCGTGCAGGTTGATCCCCGTGTTTGGCGCTCAGACATGGACATTGGCATCAACGTGGGTCTAGGCACAGGCCGCGAAGAAGAGAAGATGATGGCGTTGCAGCAAGCGTTCCAAATCCAGCAGCAAATTTATACGCAGTATGGGCCATTTAACGGCATGGTGAGCTTGACGAACATACGCAATACGTTGTCTGATATGTTAGCTGCTGCTGGCATTCGCAACTCTGACAGATATTTTGCTCCAATCACGCCAGAGGTCGAGCAGCAGCTACTTCAAATGCAGCAACAAGCGCAGGCTCAGCAAGCTCAGGGTACTGACCCTAACCAAGCCTACTTACAGGCAGAGCAGATGAAAGCGCAAGCCAATATGCAGACAGATATGGCTAAACTGCAGCTAGAGCAGCAAAAACTAGCTATGGAGGATGATCGCAAGCGTGACCAGATGGATCAAGACTTGCTGGTAGATGCAGCTAAGGTGCTGGGTCAGTATGGCACTCAAGTTGACGTAGCTGCGATTAGAGCAGCGCAACAAGCGGCTAGAGGATAATGGATAGCATTCGTTTACAGGCAGATGATGCAAGACGTTTAAAGAATGACACTGCTTTTCAGCAGTTTGTCCAAGATGTTCGTGATGTGCAGATCAGCATATTCACAAACACAACTGCTCAGGAGATTGAGCAGCGTGAAGAGGCGCACGCAATCATGCGCGCGTTAAACCAGATCGAAATGCAGCTTGACGCAGCAATAGCAGCATAGCGCATGTTAGATCGCAAATGAGGAGTAGCACCGTGGAAGCGACTACACTAGATCAAGCAGTGGATAGCCTTTTGGCACCGCAGGAAAATTCTGAAGAAACAGTTGAAGCTACAGAAGAGCCAACTCAAGACGTTGAGAGCGATTTTGAAGATGACGCTGCGGATGAGGAAGTCATCGAAGCATCTGACGATGATGGTGAAGCCGAATATGAAGATGATGCAACTGAATATACTGACGAGGTAGAAGCCGTTGAGGATGACAGCGAAGAAACTCTGTATGACATCACTATTGATGGTAAGCCAGAGCGCTGGACCCTTTCCCAACTAAAGCAGTCTGCTGCGGGTCAGGGCTATATTCAGCAAAAAATGCGTGAAAACGCTGAGCGATCTAAGCAGATTGAAGCAGCAAAAGCGCAACTAGCTCAGCAGTTAGACGTGCTGAACACTTTAACCCAGCAAGCGCAGAATGGCGAACTTGCTCCACCTAAGCCACCTTCAAAGGAACTTCTTGAGAGTGACCCAATTGGGTACATGCAAGAGAAGGAAGCCTACGAAACGGCAATGGGTGAGTATAACGTCAAGATGCAACAAGTGCAGCAACTGCAAGCACAGCGTGCGCAACAGTCGGAGCAACAAAAACAGTTGCATCGTCAGGAGCAAATGCAAATCTTGCAGCAACGTGTACCTGATTTCGCTGACCCTCAGAAATATGAGAAAGCGGCTCAGGATATGCTGAAAGGCGGTCAGGAGTATTACGGGGTTCCGCAAGAAGCTCTAATGCAACTTACTGATGCTGTAGAGATTGAAATCCTGTATGACGCGATACGCTATCGCAGACTGCAGGCCAATCGAAAAAACGTAGACCAGAAAGCTAAGAAAGCTAAGCCTATGGTCAAAGCTGGTGCAAAGAAAGTTCAGGATAGTGGCGCTGCAACTCGCAGAAAGCAGGAAGCTAGAGCAGTTAAGTCAGGGAATATCCGTGATTTCACTGACCTACTCCTAGACCCAAAACTTTAGTAAAGGAAAGTGAACTATGGCACAGCCAACCAACACATTCGACAGCTATGATGCAGTCGGTATTCGTGAGGATTTGAGTGATGTAATCACCAACATCTCACCAGAAGAAACACCATTCTATACAAAGTCTGGCAAGTCTCGCGCTCGCAATACTTTGCATGAATGGCAAACAGACAGCCTACGCGCGTCTACAACCAATGCTCACATTGAAGGTGATGAAACAACTGCAGAAGCTCGCACAGCGACAACACGTCTGCAGAACGCAACGCAAATCTTCAAGAACGCAGTAGTCGTACCTGATACTGACGAAGGTTTGGACAAAGCAGGCCGTGCGCGTGAAATCGCGTACCAAACGCTAAAAATTGCCAAAGAGCAAAAATTGGACATCGAAAAAGCACTTTTCGACAACAATGCGCGTGTAAACACTGCAGGTTCTGCGCGTGAGCTTGCTGGTGCGCCTGCGTGGATGACATCAAACGTTGACTTCCAATCTGGCAACTCAGGTGCAAACCCAACTGGTGACGGTTCTGACGCTCGTACAGACGATGGCACACCAACAGCATTCTCACAAACAAAGTTTGATGGCGTTATGCAGTCAATCTGGGAGAATGGTGGTAAGCCTGACACTGTATACCTATCAGCGTATCAAATGAATATCGCTCTAGGTTTCACTGGTAACAACAACCAGCGTTCATCTGTGCAAGCTGGTGACGAGCGCGTTGTGAAATCACTCGCAGTGTATGTCACACCTTGGGGTACAGTTGAGTTCATGCCATCACGCGAAAACCGTGGTCGTGACGTATTCATCATGCAAGATGATATGTGGGAAGTCGCAACATTGCGTCCAACCAAAAACGTTGCGCTGGCAAAAACTGGCGACAACACAACTCGCCAAGTTGTTACAGAACTTACACTTGTATGTAAGAATGAAGCCGCATCAGGCATCATTGCTGACAACTCAACATCATAACGTCATAGCGTTATTGAGGGGGCGGCAACGCCCTCTCTCTTTATCAGGAGGCAGGTATGAGAGTTTTAGTTAAATATCGCAGCATGTCCACAAGTCTAGGATTGGTGCGCAACGGCGATATTATTGATTTACCACAAGACGAAGTTAATAAGATTTTGCTGACCAAGCCCTTGGCGTTAGAGGCTCTACCTGAGCTTCCACTTGAGGAGCCTAAAAAGGTACAAAAAGCTGTACCTAAGAAGCCTGCAGCGAAGAAAGCACCAGCGAAGCGCAAGCGTGCGCGTAAGGCTGACGGTACGCTAAAAGCTGATGATCCATCCACACCAGACGTAAATGAGGCTTGGGAAGATGGCAAACACCTCAACTAAAATCAAAGAAACCATTAAGTTTGAAGATGATAAGCTCATCATCAAAAAGACGCATGACGCATCTGTAGCGCTGAAAGACGCGCAGCAAGCGCGTGAGCTATCCCCTAACGCATTCGCGTCAGACTACAAGCATGTCGGCAACGTAGACATGGCTATGCTTAATAACTGGCTAAAAGAGGCTGGAGTAGCATGGACAGATACACAAGCAGTAAAAGATGTGCTAAAAAGGAAGTTAATGAGTAACGAATTTTCTGGCCTGCGTGTGTGGGAAGGTAAGTGGTAAGATGGAAGTGAACTTTGAGATGATAAATGCTGTGATGCAGTGGATCGTTTTGCCGATTGCTGGCGTTGTGATTTACATGTTCAACAAGCAAGCGCAGCATCACACTGACATAGCAGTTCTCAAGTCACTTCAAGAAGCCACGAAAACCTCACATGATCGTGAGATGAAAGAGATGAAAACCACCATCGCCGCGATCTTCACAAAGCTCGACAATATAGAGCAAGCATTGAGAAAATGACATGGCTATACTTGAGAGCATTGCCGCTGCGAATGCCGCTTATTCGGTTATCAAGACTGCTCTTGGGAATGGTAAAGAGACTGCGGGACTTATTGGAGCAGTCGGTAAGTTTCTTTCTGCAGAAGAAGATGTAAAAGAGGCTGTTCAGCGTAAAAAGAACAGTCCACTTACCGCAATCGCTGGTGGTGCAGAGGGCGATTGGGAAGAGTTTCAAGCATTAGAAGAAATACGCAGGAAGCGCGCTGAGCTAGAAAGCTATGTGAGGCTGTATTGTGAGCCTGACACATGGAACCGCTGGCAGCAGTGGCAGCTAGAGGCGCGCAAGCAACGCCAAGCCGCAAAGAGGGCTGCGCATGAGGCTCATCAGAAAAAGATGGAAATGATTGGCTACATTGTTGCTGGGCTAGTCGCCTTTGGTGGCGTAGTTTTGGCAATTTACTATTTAGGTGTATACATGGGGAAGTGGTAAACAAGTATGTGGTGTATGACAAAAATGGAAAGGTCGTCATAATCACCAGCAACAAGAGGATTGCAGACAAATATGCCAGCAACAGTAATTGATGACTACAAAATATTTCCACGGCTGATGATGTTGGTCGTGACAATCTTAACCTACCAAAGCGTCCACTGGTACATGTCTTTGCCTGACCCTACGAATGGTCAAGCGGGGCTTGTTAGCGTCTGCATGGGCGCACTGACAGGTTGCTTTGGCATCTGGATGAACAAGGAGGCCGCAAAATGATACAGGCTCTCATAGGACCGCTTACAGAGCTTGCTGGTGGCTGGCTCAAGGGCAAGGCAGATGCAGCAAGCGCAGCGGCTAATCTAAAGCTAGTAGAAGCAGAGGCCAAGGCTACCATTATGAAATCCGCAGCTACGTCTGAGGCTGAGTGGGAAAAGATTATGGCGCAGGGCAGCCAATCGTCATGGAAAGACGAGTGGTTAACAATACTGTTTAGCGTACCATTGGTGCTATGCTTTACAGGCGAATGGGGTCGCAAGACAGTTGCAGATGGCTTTGCCGCGCTAGAAAGCATGCCCGAATGGTATCAGTACACGTTGGGTGTGATTGTGGCTGCCTCGTTTGGTGTACGCTCAGCAACTAAATTCTTTGGGGGTAAAAAATAATGGCTAAAGGTGATGCGTTAAAGATGCTGCAAAAGAAATGCGGCGTAACTCCTGATGGCGCGTTTGGGCCAAACACAGCCTGCGCTATCGCAAACTATTACAAACTGAATGCAGTACGTGGCGCACACCTACTAGGTCAAGCTGCGCATGAAAGCATGAACTTTCTGGTGTCTGAAGAAAACCTGAATTACCGCGCGAAAACCATGTGCCGCGTGTGGCCCTCACGATTTGCCTCAGAGGCAGAAGCTGCACCATACGCAATGAACCCAGAGAAACTTGCAAACAAAGTCTACTCAGGGCGCATGGGGAATGGCCCAGAAAGCTCTGGGGATGGCTGGAAGTACGCAGGTAAGGGCTTCATTCAGCTTACAGGTAAAGACAATGTACGGGCCTTTGCAGAGCATATAGGCCGCGATGGTTTAGTTGACGATCCTTCACCGATTGCTGACGAACTAGCTATGGATAGCGCAATATTCTTCTTTGAGAAAAACGGGCTGTTCAGGCTGGCAGATCAGGGTGTCACTGATAGTATTATCAAGAGTATTACCAAGCGTGTGAACGGTGGCTATCATGGGCTTGATGATCGCATGAAGAAAACCAAGGACATCTACCGTTGGTTAAGCTAGTGCAGCATCTCTGCACCTTCGCTCTCACCTGACATAAGCGCAAGCACAACAATGATTGCAGCCATGACTTCCTCTGGCTGTGATCCAAGCTCTACACGCTCATCCATGTAGTCCAGAAGCGCATCCACTTCCTCGCTTGTGCTTTCAATATCGTCATCCATGTCGATTTTCACGAAAGTTTGCATGCTGCACTCCTTGTGTTGGCTAAGGCCAGTCTACAAGGTTTTGCAGGGATTAGCTAATGTCCATTGCGTCAGTTCCGCGCTGGATCATGTCGTGGTGCATTGTCTCACATGTGCGCAGCAAGGCGATATAAGCACGAACAAGGGCT